ATGAAAAGCAGTGAAAATTATATCGCTGTTCCGCCGGGATCAACGATGAAGGAACAACTCGAGTACCGCGGTATGACACAGAAGGAGTTTGCCGCGCGTATGGATTTGTCCGAGAAACATGTGAGTCACCTTATAAACGGTTCGGTCCGGCTCACACCTGATGTCGCAAACAGGTTGGAGTCGGTGCTCGGTGTGCCTGCGGAATTTTGGAACATGCTGGAATCTAGGTATAGGGAGATGCTTGCAAAGGTGGAAGACGAGAATTCAATGGAAGAGGATATTGAATTGCTCAGGAGTTTTCCATATGCGGAAATGGATGATTTGGGGTGGGTACCCAAAACGCGAAAAGCCAAAGAGAAAGTTATTGCCCTGAGAAAATTTTTCGGGGTGGCGAAACTGACATTGCTCGAAAAGCGTGAGATAACAAAAATTGCGTGCAAACATCTGACGGTGACGGATAAATCCGATGCTGCGCTGATGGCGTGGACGCAGCAGGCAAGAATAGAGGCGAGGGAAATCAGTACCAAGAGTATCGATATACCAGGTCTCGAAAAGAATGTCGGGAAAATTGCGTGCCTGACAACAAAACCATTTGTGGAGATGTCGGAAGAACTTGTTTCGTTACTTGCCGGATTCGGTATAGCTATGGTTTTCCTCCGGGGCCTTAAGGGCTTGGCTATTCATGGCGCCACATTTGTTGACGGAAACAAAATCGTTATCGGAATAACTTCCGACAAAAAAGATATAGATGTCTTCCGGTTTGTTTTATTCCATGAACTTGGGCACATAATTTTGGGGCATTTGAATAATCCTTGCAATCTGACAGAAAGAGATGAAAAGCAAGCCGATTCCTGGGCGCAAAAAATTCTGAGATAAATTAAGATAACAGCAAAACAAAAACCGTCGTGACCCTGAAGGCACGACGGTTTTTTTGGAGCCAATGGTGGGAATCGAACATAAAATACAAGGTTTTAGAGGTCTGCAGATGCCTTAATTCATTGATTTTTCGTTTTTAGGAACTTATCTAAAAACCCTTTTGATGTACCTTGAGAGTGTACCAAAACCCTCCGAAAGTGTACCAAGAAATTACGATGAAATTGTCTTGGCAATTGTCAGATCCAGAATCTCGGCTGCCTTTTGGACTTCGCCCTCCATAGCGTGACCATAAACTCCGAATGTATCCATACGAACAGAGTGACCTACTATGGCCTTTACCATCTGCTCCGGGACAGAGTTCTTAACCATGGAAACGAACGTGTGTCTGAAGCAGTAGGGGGACGTGTTCTTAATCCCGAGAGATGCGGCATATTTCTTCCAGTGGTTCCGTGATATCTGTTGGTCGGCGGGTGCTCCTGTCGGACTACAGAATATCCATTCCGTGTGCAGTCCGTATCTCTCGTTCCTGGCAATGGTGTCGTTTATGATTTTCTCAATCGTGTCGAAAAGGGGAATGGTTCTTTGGGCATTGGCGTTTTTGCCTTCCGTGATAATGTGCCTGTCGTTGATAGACCGCCGAATGACGATTGTGTCCTTCTTGATGTCTGAGACCTTGAGACCGTAGCATTCGCCCGGTCGTATCCCAGTACAGAGCATAAAGCACCACGCAGGGTAGTAGAAGTCATCGGAGGGATTGGAGAACACGGCTCTTATCTCGGAGGGTTGCAGTATGTCCTTGCCTTTGGTCGGATGTCCTACAGGGATGTACAGATCGCCCCGGAGCGGGTCTGTTAGGTCGTTCTGATACGCCCACTTCATGAACCCTGTGATAACACCTCTGATGTTGGATAGGTATTTCTTGGTAAGAGGCTCACCGCTTCCGTCCTGTCGGGTTGCCGTATTGATACAGTTCTGCCAGTCTCGGAGAGTGACGATGCGCAGTTTCTTTTTCTCAAGTGAAGGGAGGATGTAAAGACGGCCTAATATTTCCGCCTGTCTGTACGGAGTCGAGGCGGTGCCGTTCTTCAGAGACAGATATTCCTTGTACTCCTCAAACGCCTTTCCGACCGTTATGGAGTATCTGTCGGGGTTCTCGCCTTCCAGGAAGAGACGGTACTTCCGGAGTACCTCTGATTTACCCGTCTTGCCCGGTTTGCTGGAAGAGAAGACCTTCTCCTTGCCATTCCTCCGGGCACGAATCTTCCATCTGTGTTCCTTTTCAATCCAAATAGGGGTTGCTGCCATGTGATGCCACCTTTCTGTCGGTTTGTCCGACCTTTGATTTTGTGGCATAATACACGTGTGTGGGCGTGTATTACACCTCATTCCTTTCTTTCCCCGGTGTTGCCGCATCGGGGGATTTTTTGTTGTTCCTCATGAAGTAAGTAAACTTACTTACTTCCTCGTTCGCTTTTGGCAATGTCATCCCGAATCAGTTGCTTGATGTATCCTGACTTGTTCGGGACGGATTCGAGTTTGTCTATGATGTCCTGTTCGGTGCTGGTAAAGCAATCGAACTTGATTTGTTTCTTGTACTTTGCGGCATACCTTTTTTGAGCCGCATACTTATCGCTTGCCATTGTCGCTCCTCCTACTTCTGATGTCCCATATTATCGTTACCAGTAAAACGATGCTGGTTACGAGTTGTATGATGTCGAGAATGTTATCGAATGTTATGTTCATGTTATTTCCTCCTTGATAAAGTTAATTTCTTCGTGGTATATTTGAAATGGAGGGGGACTTTCGTCCCCTCCGACTCAATCTTCAAGTAACTTGATGAGAGCGACTATCAGATTGATGATTGCGGTGATAAGTTGGACTTTTTGAACGGTGCTCAGCTTGTCATCGCTTTTTAAATGCTTCGGTCTTTTCTGCATCTTTCTTACCTCCTTGCTTTTGATATATATATTATAATATAGTCGTACGACTATGTCAAGGTTTTTTTGAAAGATTTTCAGAAAAAAATTTCCAGCAAAGCCTTTGTTTTATTGGGTTTTCAATGTTCTGTCCAACGCTGTCCAACGTGTTGCGGATGCGTTGGCAAATGTTGGTAAATGTTGGATGCCCACTTTTTCCCAGTGTTTCCCCAGTGTTTCCCCAGTGCTTTGACCTAAGCGGCTTTCATTCCCAAAATATTCTCATTCCATTCTCATTCCATTCTCATTTTTGATCTAAAAGGTCAAACGTAGGTCAAAAGAGGTCAAATCTTGTCAAGTTTCTTGTGGTTTAATATGGGTTTGGTTCAGCTTGGTTCAGTTTGGTTCAGTATTACAGAGGGGTCACGAGGCAGCGTCTTTTTTCTTGGCCGTCTTATCGGTTTCGTCAGACTGGACGATATTAAGAATCTGATTGATTTTTTCAACCTCAGAAGTGCTGGCAGATTTGATGTGCTCTATAAGTTGTTGTTTCGAATAAGAAAGTTCAACGTCGTTTCCGTCTTCGGCAATACCAAGCAAATAATCTGAAGACACTCCTAAAATCTGGGTAAGGCTAACAATTTGGTCGGCTCTCGGAGGCGTAACGCCGACCTCCCAGTTACTCAAGCGGTTCTGCTTAATTCCAAGGGCTTCAGCAAGTTCATTTTGCCGAAGACCTTTTTTCTTGCGTGCGTTTGCGATTCTTTTACCGATTATTAACGAGATTTCATTATTAGCCATATCAACCTCCAGCCTTGTAGATTGAATATAAAGGAATATTTTGAAAATTGCAATAAAAAATCCAAGAAATTCGAAAATTCCTATTGCAATTCCAAAAAAAAAAAAAGAATAGACTTCAAATATCCCAAGAAATTTGGGAGAAAGGAGGTCGAAATGCTTCGTATCAGAATCAAACAGTACATGGCAGACCACGGCATCAAACAAGTGTGGCTGTCTGAGAGAACTGGAATTCCACAGCCGAAATTATCTGCTTATCTTACGGGCCGCAGTCCTCTGTACGCAGATACGTTCGCGATTATATGCAGAGGCTTGGAAGTGAGCAGTGATGACATTATTGCGTACCCAATCCCAGAAGATAACAGCGCAGCGGCAACTGCGTAGGGGGGGAAGAAAGGAGACCACACATGACCAAAATCAACACAGAGGCGTATCAGGAGGCTCTCAGACGTGCTGTGAGCGCACCCGAGGTACAGGACGTACTCGCATCCACCGCACTGGGTATCCTGAACGACATGCTGAACGGTGAAGGCACAGAGTTCACCGTCAAGAAGATGAAGTGTATGGGCTATGCGACATATCCAATCATCCGCAGACACGTCAGAGGCGGAGTGGATGAACTGGCGGATGTCCTGAACCGTGAATCGCAGTACATCTTCAAGAAACTTAACCACCCAATTGAGAAGCCGTTCACCGAGAACGAGAAGAGACTGCTCCTGCAATGGCTTGGCTATCGGGACACGGAGGAGAACAGGCAGAAGGTTTTCGAGGATTGGAAGCCTGCGTATCTCGAATGGCTCAAGAATCAGGACGTAGCGTGAACGGCGGAGGATGTATGAATGTTAAGAATCGAAAGGGCAGTAGTTTTTTTGACAGTAGTAAGCATGGCGGTATCCACTTGCCCCATGAGAGACGTGGGAAGCCAGAGCAAGAGCAAGATATACGTCAGAGAAATCTATACGCCCACACCTACGGCGACACCCACGCCCACGGTATCCCCGACCCCTACCTGTACGCCCACCAGCGTACCCCCTTGTGAAGCGACCTCCACTCCGGCACCGACAGCGGCAGTGACTTCTCCAAACAATTATTCCATACCCGAGACATCCAATCTTGAAACAGGGAACGTCACCTCAACATTTACAGTCACTGCTTATTGCCCATGCGAAAAGTGCTGCGGTGTCGGGGGAGGTCATACAACAGCATCAGGGACAACACCCACGGCAGGCCGTACAATCGCCGCTGACACGTCTGTCTTACCCATGGGAACTCACGTCCTTATCGAGGGCCACGAGTACGTTGTGGAAGACCGTGGCGGGGCAATCAAGGGAAACCGTATCGACATGTTTATGTCATCGCATCAGGAAGCCCTCAATTGGGGCAAGAGAACCGTGGAGGTAACAATCATTGATTAACAGAGGAATCACGTTCGTAGGAACGGAAGCAGACATAACAGTAGATCCGGAGCGCATCTGCATCGTTGGAACAACAGATACATCAGTCGTAATCACGCTCTGCGGAACAGAGACACAGATTCAGATTGACTTCGAGGATGAGGATGTCCCCGGTACAAGTTACACATTCAGAGACGACCTTCTGGAACTCATAGACCAGATGGAAGACCGCAACAACACACTACTGAGAACTGACGTCGACCTGTCAGAGTACGGCGCAGATTTTGGATTAGAAGACTAAAGAAAGGAGGTTATACATGCTCTACCACACACTCTTAACCGCAACCCTCGTATTGATGTGTTTCTCACTCGGGTTCTTGGCTGCCATGTTGATGGACAACAAGGTAGTTGAGAGCAAGGAAGCAAGGATTGCGGAACTCAAGAAGGACATCAGGGTTCTCAAGGACAGAGAAAAGGCAAGGAACGCCGACATCTGGACAGAAGAGGAACTCGACAAGCTCCTGTGTATCGGCAACTACGCAGGAAACGACATCAAATTTGGAGGATTTTAATCATGCTAAACATATGTGAATTCGTTCCGTTTGAGGCATTCAATACGGAAGAAGAGCCCACAGAAGAGACTGTAGAAGAGATCACAGAAACGCCCAGAGCAGTGACCTCTTCCGTGGCTCCGGAAGATAAGAAACCCGCAGGTTATAAGGGTTCCACATCAAAGGATGGTTGTTATTCGGGCAGACTCGACCCTGTAGCGGCAGCGGCATTGACAGCCTACTGCAAGGAACTAAACCTTCCAAGGAACAAGATTCTGGCAGAAGCTGTTCTTGAATACGTAGAAAACCACCAGGATGACATACGCAATAAGTATCGCAACATGAGTCAGGACGAACTTATCGACATTATCATTGCACAGCGAGCCCAGAACCAAAACGGAGGCCAACAGTGATTCACCAGGTAACCCTTGCATCGCGCGATCAGTGGCTCGAGTACAGGAAAGGTTTCATCGGAGGGAGTGACGTGGCTGCCATAGTCGGACTCAATCCCTGGAAGAGCAACCTGCAACTGTGGAGAGAGAAGACAGGTCGTGTGGACGCAGAGGACATCAGCGAGAACGAACTTGTCAGGTACGGCACCAATGCAGAGGAACATCTCCGAGAGTTGTTCAAACTTGACTATCCGCAGTATTCAGTTGAATACAAAGAACTCAACTCCTGGACTAACGATAAGTATCCCTTTGCGGCCGCATCCTTGGATGGTTGGATGCGTGATAAGGACAGCCGACTCGGCATCTTGGAGATTAAGACAGCGACCATCTCCGGAGCGGCGCAGAAAGCCAAATGGGAAGACGAGCACATCCCGGATAACTACTACTGTCAGATTCTCTTCTACATGGCCGTGACGGACGCAAGCTTCGCCATGCTTACCGCTCAACTTAAGTACGAGCACCCGGACAGAGAACCGCTCAAGGTTACCAAGTATTACCGGATAGATCGGGACGAGAGCGTGGAGCATGACATTTCGTATCTCATGGAAAAGGCAGAAGAGTTCTGGTCAGACATAAGGGCTGACAGAGAACCGCCAATGATTATCAAGTTATAAGGAGAAACACATGGACACATTAGAACTCAGAATTACAACACCTGCACAGCAGGAACCGATCAAGTGGAACTATGAAGAACTTAAGGCAGCCGTTCTGGAGAAGACATCAACGCAGTCTTCCATCGTGGTTACAGAGGACACAATCCCTGAAGCCAAGGCTGTCCGTGCCGACTTCAACAGACTCAGGAAGGCTCTCAACGATGAGCGCATCCGTAGAGAGAAGGAATACATGGTTCCTTTCAACGAGTTTAAGGCTCAGGTAAAAGATCTCTGTACCATCCTCGACGAAGGCTCTGCCAAGATAGGCGAGCAGTTGGATGTCTTTGAAGAGAAGCGTAGGGCCGAGAAACTGGAAGAGATTGAGACGCTCCGCCTGGAGATTACTCCCTTCGATGCGCAGTGGCCTGCTCTTGATCAGATCATGGATGAGAAGTGGCTCAACAAGAGCACGACGATGTCCAAGATTCAGCAGGAAATGACCGAGAAGTTCGGCAGAATCGACGCAGACCTCAAGACAATAGCATCCTTGCCGGAGTATTCGTTCGAGGCCACAGATTGCTACAAGAGAACTCTCGACCTCAATGCGGCCATAGCAGAGGGACAGAGGCTTGCTGACATCCAGAGACGGAAGGAAGAACAGGCTAAAGCAGACGAGGCCAAGGCACAGTTCGAAAAGGAACTCGAGGAAGAGATGGGCGCATTTGATGACCTTCCGTTTGACCTCGACGAGCCTCTTCCGGAGAAAGAGAAAGCAACCACAGTCAGATTTGAGACAACCATCACACCGACCCAGGCGAGACAGTTGGTTGAGTTCTGTAACCGTGCCGGAATCAAACTTACACAACTCACTTACACAGAAATTTAAGAAAAGTTTAGGAGGACTAAACATGGCAGTCAACAATTCACTTACAACCAAGAAAAACAAGGGCGGTCTCACTGCTTATCTTTCTAACGAAGCGGTCAGAGACAACATCAACAAGGTAGTCGGAGGTGCCAATGGTCCGAGGTTCATCTCATCCATCATCTCCGCAGTTCAGGCGACACCCGCCATCCAGGAATGCACACCACAGAGCATACTCTCTGCCGCGCTTCTAGGTGAGTCGCTGAAACTCTCCCCCTCTCCGCAGTTGGGTCACTACTACATGGTACCGTTCAATAACAGCAAAATCGGAGGGAAAGAGGCACAGTTCCAGATTGGATACAAGGGTTACATCCAACTCGCAATCCGCTCCGGGCAATACAGGAAACTCAATGTTGTGCCTATCAAGGAAGGAGAACTTATCTCTTATGACCCTCTTTCGGAGGAGATTGAGGTCAAACTTATCGACGATGAGGTTGCCAGAGAGAAAGCCCCGACAATCGGATATTACGCAATGTTCGAGTACGTCAACGGGTTCCGTAAGGCCATCTACTGGAGCAGAGAGAAGATGGAGGCGCACGCTCTCCGGTACTCCAAGGGATATGCTGCCAAAAAGGGTTACACGTTCTGGGAGAAGGATTTCGATGCAATGGCTATGAAGACTATGCTCCGTCAGCTTATCAGCAAGTGGGGCGTCATGAGCATTGACATGCAGACCGCTCTCGTGTCCGACATGGCGGTTATCGGTGAAGACAGAAGCGTCAACTACGTTGAGACAGAGGATTACGCAGAGCCTGTTGCGCAGATTGAGGAACCCAAGCAAGAGGCTCCGGTTGTATCCGATCAGGCAGCGGAACAGAACTCTGACGATGTGTCAGCCATCTTGTTCGGAGGTCAGTCATGAGTAGAGAGTGGACTAAAGACTTCAAGGCATACTTCCCGGACGAAGACGAGACCATCATCCGTTACGTTCCGTGCACGATGCACAAGAGCATTGATGTGGCGGTTGAGTCAAGGAATAAGGCTATCCCGCATGCCAATGGCAGAGGTTCTTGGAGATACACGTCATACTTCGTTATCGAGCACGGTATCGATGTCAAGGAGACGAGGGCTCTCAAAGAAGCCAAGGAATACGCAGAAACACTTATCCGGAAGGGTTAAGACATGATTGTAAGAACGGAACATCGGGAAGGCTACTATTGCATATCGAACGACATAGCACGTGATACACGTCTGTCGATTGATGCCAAAGGGCTGCTCTTCATTATGCTCTCCAATACAGACGATTGGTCATTCTCTGTAAGAGGATTGGCCAAGCAGGCAGGATGTGGAACAGGCAAGATAACCAAGTTATTGCAGGAGTTGCAGGAGACAGGTTATCTTGTCCTGCCGTCCAGTGAAGAGAGATTCTCAAAGGCTGAATGGATAGTCTATGAGTCCCCTGTCTCGATTTTCGCTATAGCGAAAACTGCAGACAGCAAAACTGCAGACAGCAAAACTGCAGACAGCAAAATGAAGACACATAGAAGTACCAATGTAACAAATACTATCCAAGAAATACCAGAAGAAGAACGTGATGCGCGCGCGTATAAAGAAGAACACACGCGCGAGGAGATTGGTCCTGACATTTCCGACCTTCCTTCTTTGATTCAGCAGGAAACAGAAGAACCAGCACGTAAGTCTTCAAGCAAGAAGTTTGTTCCGCCAACAAGAGAAGAAGTCAGACAGTACTGTGTTGAGAAGGGACTGCGAGTTAATCCGGACAAGTTCTACGATTACTTCACGGCAGACCCGGAGAGACAGTGGATAGACTCCAGGGGCAATCCTGTTAAATCCTGGAAGCAAAAGTTGCTTACCTGGGAAAGCAAGGAACCCCGGAGCCAATCCCCTCCGACCAACATAGTAGCCAGAGCGGCACCAACGCCGATTGAGGATGAGTTCGACAGGCTTCGAAGGAAGTACTCAGAAGGAGGAGGAGACACACAATGACAATTCAGGATGCTATCGACATGGTACAGATCGCAATGGCAGCGTATCCGTACACCAAGCCTAAGAGCATCGAGGACCTTGTCCAGCTGTGGGCGGTGGAGTTCAAGGACTACTCGAGAGAAGATGTGTCCGATGCGCTCCACGACCACATCAGCAAGGAGAAGTTCTTCCCGTCGCCCTCCGAGATTCTGGAGCGCATCCCGATGGTTCAATCCAAGAGAAAGGCGGTTGACTCGGGAATGGTTCCGGTAAGAGTTGGAGACAAGATGTGGATGGCGCAGGACATTATGTCCATGGAACTTACTCCGGAGGAAGAACAGAAGATTCAGAACATCATCGAGATGCTCTTCGGCGAAGAGATAGCAAACATGTAAGCAAGAGAGGAGATACACATGAACAAAGTGCTTTTAGTAGGCAGACTCACAGCAGACCCGGAACTGAAACTTACAGGCAACAACATAGCGGTTGTGAACTTCACAGTAGCCGTTGATCGTAAGTACAAGGACGCAAACGGACAAAAACAGGCGGATTTCATCAACTGTGTCGCGTGGCGTCAGACGGCTGACTTCATCGGGAAGTATTTCCGGAAGGGTCAGAGAATTGGACTCGAAGGTTCTATTCAGACAAGGACTTACGACGACAATAACGGAGTACGTCACTATGTGACCGAGGTTCTGGTAGACAATGCCGAGTTCGTAGAGCCAGCCAATCAGGCAGGCGGTCAGGTTCAGACCCAGACCCAGACGCAGGCACCCGCTCCGGCAAGAGCGGCAGCACAACAGGCGCAGACCGCTCCGGCACAGACGTGGCAGGAACAGGCAGCC